CCATGGTGGGGGCGGCTACGCATTGCTGCGTACGCATATCGCGGTATCCCACGGATCTTTATTGTTCATGTGGTTGTCCAACCACAATCACAATATCTGGATCCGTGCCCTGTCACCTTACGTCTCATGGATGGTTGGTTGGACCCACCCATTTCATGATCTGTACTTTTATGTACCATTTGGAGGTACATAAGACTAGTAAAATATACTAGTTGCACAGATAAGTTGACGTATTCAGTTATTATGTTATACATTTAAGGGGTAATTATACGCCTTAACTATGTATAATGTATAACTGCGACAGGAAGCTTTCCTTTCCATACAGAGGTTTGTTGTATGCTAACAGAAGACAGCGCTTATAGTGTAAGTAGAAGTCGCGATGATGGGGCTCTAGGATTTAGAGCTGTTCGTCAGGGTCTAATGTTGACCGCAAAGACGAGTCCACCATTAGTAACTTACTACGACTATGCGCCTGATCCAACAGGTTTATCTTACTCACACGAGAAGATAACCTTTGATGGAGGTTCTTGTTATTTCAAGAACTGTCATCACGAGGTTACTGTTAGATCCTGTGATTCGCATAATAGGTACTATAGAGATGGTACCTATTATAATTCTGCGAATACTGCATACAGTCTCTTTAGGGCTCCTAAATGGTACTATGCCCTTGAACAAGGCGGTGTACCTGGTCACCCTAATGACGCCTCTGGCAGCGGTCTCGTATCTACCCAAATCACTGATTTGGATGGAGCTCTATCTAGAGCATATAGAAATATGCTTCCAAGAATAGAGGATATCGCTGGTGGTACGAACTTCGTTAATTTTCTTCTCGAATTGAGAGATGTTAAACGAATGTTCGAGATATGGAAAGGATCGATAGGTGTTCTTCGCAATCTTTCCGCTGGTGTACTCAATGTTGAGTATGCTTGGCGTCCTTTCATCCGCGACGTACAGTCTATGTATGCGGGTATTACTCGCTTACAAGACTATATTGATCGCTGGAATAAGGACGCTGCTGGCGATGTTATTTATACACGCCATGCGGACATCACTGCTGACGTTTGGAAAGTCGATCAAAGTTACAGTACTACTGTGACTGACTCCAATTGGGTCTATCTATGCCAAAATGATTGGGATAGAAAATATACCCACGTCAGAAGTTGCGAAGAAGAAGTCGTCTGCAAAGTGTTATTGGCTTTTAAGCCAAATCACGTAGACGTCACCGGAGTCAACAAATTAGCAGCATATTTTGATGTTGCTGGCTTAGGGGATCCTCTTTCCATTATTTGGGAAGCGATTCCTTTTAGCTTTGTTGTTGACTACTTCTTGTCAATTGGCAGGTTTATTAGTCAGTTTGATCATGACTTTTATACCTGTCCAATTACGGTGGTAGACTTTGGATATTCTTTAAAGACTATCCATACTTATACCTATCACCGGACAGGCGTCGTCAAACGTCGTTCTACAGGAGAACAACGGAATGAAGACGCTGGCCTTGCAACCTTCTATTGTAAAGTTTACGATAGAAGGCGTACAGGTATACCAGCCCTACCACAGGGCGGAATGCCACGAGATGTGGATCTTGGCCTTCTTGAGTTACATTGGCCTTCCTTAAGGCAGGTGTTTCTCATGGTAAATCTCGCTAACGTCCTTCGACGTTAACGACCACGAAAATCAACCTTTTGTCAAGGGGATCCATTTCATGGCTTTCACCAGTGACATCACGCTGCATAACGCAGCAGAGGGGAACCAGGTTTATAGCTTGGTATCCCAGGACAACACTCGTTCGGTACGTAAAGACGCTACTCGTCCTATCGGAGCTCCCATGGGCTTAACTATTGCCCATGAGATCTCAAAAGATGGGACGAAGGTCAATACGGCAGTTTGGTTGGAACGAACCGAAATCGATGACGAGAGTCTCGTCATTGAGAACGGAAAGATCCTTCTCAAACTGTCTTATACCAAAGGTGTTGTCCTTACAGCAGACGACATACAGGAGCTGCGTAAGGAACTCGTCGAGTTCCTTTCGGCCGCGAATGTAACGAAGCTGCTGAATCAGGAGCACTAGATCGCTGTGATCTAGCTGGTTGCCATTAAATGGCCCGGGAGGTTCCCCACGCATGATGAAGATCTGCGCGAGCGATCTCACGAACCTTGGTCTATTATGGACCAACTTGACAACCATGGCTTCTGTAACACAGGCGGACCGAGACGTATTCCAAAGACGTCTTGGTAGTGAGGGAATAATCTTCCTTACTCAGCATTTACCCAAACTTGGTAAAGCTGTAGAAAAGGCGATTATCGTAAACGAACCATTTGTTATTGATGGTCGTTTTGGGAAGCATAAGAATTCAGTGTTACCTTCATTTTTGTATCAGATTTTTAAACAAATCTTTACAGATGAAGGTATACTTCTTTCTAACGCTTCGCCTCACCACATCAAATGGATACGTCAGTTAACACTGATGTACTACAAGCTTGAGGTCGGATATGAAGAAGATGTTCTCAACAATTCTATCGAATTGTATAAGAGCAATGATACGTCACTTGGTCATCCCATTTCTGCAATGGGCGATCAAGTCTGCGGAGAAATCTTATGTGACTTACTCGAAAACCGAAAAACAAACGGTTATACGTGTAATCCATTAGATATCATACCGCGCCATGGTTCTGGTGCGACGGCATGTCGTACCAAACCATGGAATAAGTATCATAGTTTTCGGTATATAGAGAAACTTAATTCACAGTTTCCCTATACCGACTATTTCTTCTTCAATTATTCTCATCTTTCAGATGAGCTGCAAAAGCTTTCTGAAAGTGAGACACTCGACCTTCCTGTTTCACGTATGGCAGCTGTCCCAAAGGATAGCCGTGGTCCCAGACTAATTTGTATGGAACCGCGTGAAATGCAATACGTACAGCAGGGTCTGATGAGGAAGCTCTATCAATATATTGAAGAGCATCCATTAACTTCTGGTCATGTAAATTTTACTAACCAGAACATCAATCGTGATCTAGCGAAGCTATCATCAATAAATGGTGCATATGCGACGCTAGACTTGAAAGATGCATCAGACATGGTACGATGGGACATCGTAAAGCGTATCTTCCCAAAACGTTGGGTAGATGCGTTGGATGCCTGTCGTACTGAGTACGTCGAATTACCTAACGGGGAGGTATACGGCCCATTGAAGAAGTTTGCTTCAATGGGTAGTGCCGTATGCTTTCCCGTCGAATCGCTGTATTTTTGGGCGATTCTTGTAGGCAACCTACGTACTTATGATGTGTACGTCTACGGCGACGATCTTATTGTACCAATAGCTTTAGTTAATAAAGCAATTGCGGCCCTTGAGTCCTATGGACTTAAGGTTAATGTTGAGAAATCATGCTACAAGACAAACTTTCGTGAGTCTTGTGGTGGTGATTACTTCAACGGCTTTGACGTTGGTTATGTCAAAGTCCGCAAATTGGTACAAGAATCGTTGGAGTCCCATACGTCGACTGTTGAATTCATAAATGAAATCATCAGTCATTATGGTACAGAAGTAGCGAGGGCACTTATGTCCTACGTTGATGGATACTATTATCCTCATATTAGGACTTTGGAAAGTGTCGCTCTATCATACAGATGTAATTATAGTGCATCTAACGACGTTTTCTTTAAACGCCGTTGGAATAAGCACTTACAAAAGTATGAGCTACGGATACCAATAATTACGCAGGTAACCTTTAGTCCAAAGAAGAACCCGAAGTTTCACTGGTGTGAACTACTTAGGGCTTTTCTTACCGGATCTGTTAAAGATCGATCAATAACTGATCATAATCTTAAACAGGGTTACATCTGTGACGTAGGAACTTATGCTGAGGGCCGCAGCATCGTCAAACAGGCCTGGAGGGGGGACTTGTAGTCTCCTGGAAGGATTAATCAAGTCGATTAATCATGGTACAATTGTAACATTATTGTGCCAACCAACACAATAGCTGGTGC